CAAAAACGCCAGCAGCCAGACCCCGGACAGCAGAACGCAGCAGGGGCAGCAGGCGCAGACGGCGAACAGACCACAGAACAGCAGGGGCAAGGGCAATCCGTACAGCGTGACGCAGGATAAATTCTGGGACTTCATACCCGGAACGGACGCAAAAGCCCCAGAACTTCTTTTGTATGGTCCTATCAGCAGCCAGCAAAGCTGGTGGGAAGATAGGGTTACACCGCAGCAATTTAACAGAGAACTTGCGGCACTGGGGGAAGATGTGCCGGAAATTGTTGTGCGTATCAACAGCGGCGGCGGTGATGTATTTGCGGCAAACGCAATCTTCACCAGACTAAAGGACCATTCCGCAAAAATCACAGTCAAGATTGATGGCTGGGCAGCTTCCGCAGCCACAATCATTGCAATGGCGGGCGATAGCATAAAGATTGCCAGAAACGGCGTTTTTATGATACATGACCCCGCAATGACCGTCTGGGACACTTTCAAAGCAGAAGATTTCTTGAAGATGGCTGATGAACTGAAAGTGATTAAGCAAAGCATTGTGAACACATACGCAATGAAGACGGGACGCACCGCAGAAGACATTGAACAGCTGATGGCAAATGAAACATGGTGGACGGGTGACACAGCCGTTGAAAACGGTTTTTGTGATGAAATCATGTTTGAGGAAAGCAGCACGGTTGTTGAAAATGCTTCAAGAATTGTGGTAAATTCCACACCCATTGACTTGTCATTTTTCCAGACAGTCCCTAAACAGTTATTGAACAGCCCGCACAATCCGGGAAGTTTAATAAATAGTGCAACAGCAACAAAGCCAGAGCAAATACACGAAAAGGAGGATGAAAGCATGGCAGCAGTTGAAAACACCATTGAAACGGTTGACGCACTAAAAGCCGCATACCCGGATTTGTGCGCAACCATCCAGAACGAAGCAGCGGCAGCAGAAAGAAACCGTATCAAAGCCATTGAGGATATGGCGGGCGGTGCTTACGCTGACATTGTTTCAGACGCAAAGTTTGAAAATCCTATCACAGCAGAGCAAACCGCAGTGAAAATCATTGCAGAGCAGCGCAAGCAGGGCGGGCAGTATATCAGTGACCGCAACGCAGACGCAGCGGCAAGCGGCGCAAATGATGTGACAGGGGCAGCCAGTGAGAATGGCGCAGAGGGCGCAAACCCCTTTGACGCAGCCATTGACGGGCTGAAATTTGATTAAGGAGGTAAAAAGCAATGGCAAATTATGCAGTAGAAACAAGAAGTACAACGCCAAAGAATTTCTTTGCCGGGGACTTTCCCACACTTTCCGAGAGCGGGACGGCAGCGGAAGCAATAGAAGAATTTGCCCCCGTTGCATTTGATGAAAACGGAAAGATTGTAAATATCACTTCCGCAACAAAAGCGGATGTTATCGGCATTTCAGCAGCAGCAGCGGGAGAAAATGAACCAGTGGTTTATTACATGACGGGCGAGTTTTTCGCTGACGCACTCAATATGCCGGAGGGAGTGACGGCGGCAGATATAGCAATTACACTGCGCAAGCTGTCAATTTTTCTGCGTGGTGATTTGGGAGTGGCTGCGCCGGAAGAAGCACCAAGCGTGACGCTCAACCAGAAAACAGCGTCACTTTCGCTTTCCGGGACAACCACAAAGCAGCTGACAGCAACAACCGTTCCGGCTGACGCAGAAGTAACATGGACTTCAAGCGCAGAAGCAAAAGCGACTGTTAGTGACAGCGGACTTGTGACAGCGGTTGCAGCAGGAAGCGCAACAATTACGGCTTCCATTACCGTTGATGGCGAAAGCTACACCGCAACTTGCACGGTAACGGTTACGGAATAAAAGTAAGGAGGATAAAAGACAATGGCTAACGAAGTATCTATTTACGAACCCCGTACAATGGGCAGAGTTATTCAGAAGCTGCCGCCCGTTCGTACTTTTTTCAGAAGCACTTTCTTCAACCATGAAGAAACCTTTGTAACAAAGAGCGTTGATGTTGATTTCAGAAAGGGCAGCCGCAAGGTTGCACCGTTCGTTTCCCGTGTTATCGGCGGCAAAATCGTTCCTAACACTGGCTACGAAACAAAGACCTACACGCCGCCCCTTGTTGCGCCGGAGAAAGTCACCACGATTGATGATTTGCTGGAAAGAAGACCCGGAGAGCAGCTTTATTCCGGCAAGACACCCGCACAGAGAGCCGTTGAAAAAATGGCTGATGATTTCATTGAACTGCGTGAACAGATTACACGCAGGGAAGAACTTATGTGCGCACAGACCATCTTTACTGGGAAAATCCCGGTTATCGGTGATGGCGTAAATGAAGTGATTGACTTTTCTTTCACCAACAAGGAAGTCATTTCACAAGCAGCAAAGAAGTGGACAAACAGCGCAAGTGACCCTATTGCAGACTTAAAGAGGTGGCACAAGGCAGTCCAGAAGTCCGGCTTTGTGAACTGCAACATTTGCGTTATGGGCAGCGAGGTTGCGGACGCATTTGTAAACCATGAGAAAGTGCAGAAGCTGCTTGATGTAAAAAATTACAATCTGGCAGTTATCCAGCCCCGCCAGCTTCCAAACGGCGTGACCTATGTTGGCACTATTCACGAACTGGGAATGGATATTTACACATACAACGAATGGTATCTGGATGATTGGACAGACGAGGCAAACCCGGCAGAAAAGCCGCTTGTGCCAGACAACCAGCTTGCTTTACTGTCAACTGGTGCTAATTATTCCATGTACTACGGCGCAATTACCTTGATTGACGAGCCTAACGGCAACTTCCGCACCGTTGAGGGAAAACTTGTGCCGGACACATGGACAAAGCGCAAGCCCGCAAGAAGATTTCTCAATCTGTCTTCTGCGCCGCTTTGCGTTCCGCATGATGTTGACAGCTGGTTTGTGGCAACGCCTATCTAATGGATTTCAAAGCGCAGCTTGCCAGTGATATGAAAGTTTTTCACAATCCCGGCGAAATGGCAACCATGACAAATATCTGGTATCTGGAAAAGTGCTACACGGTCCCGCTGGTCATTGACCACACGGGAGCGGAAGACAGACAGAAGCTGGAGAATGACCACGCAGAGGGTATATACCGGGCAAATTGTCTGGTATATATCGCTATGTGTGATTTAGGGTTTATGCCAAAGAAAGACCGCAAAATTGAGATTGAAGAAGCGGGCGCAGTCAATCTTTATCGGATTGAAAAAGCGGATTGTGAAGACGGCGAAATCATTCTTGAATTGGAGTTGATGGACGAATGATTGAAATTACTTCTGACACCATAGAGAGGGTGGAAACATTACTGGCGGGCGTTCCAAAAGGTGCGGAGCGGGCTTTTTCAAATGCCATTAACAGAGGTTTAAGCCACACAAAGACGCAAGCATTTAAGCAAGTAAAGGCGGTGTATGCGGTAAAGCAAAGCGCACTGAATGAAGCAACAAAAACGAGAGTGCAAAGAGCCAGCAGCGGAAATCTTGCTGGCTATGTTTCATTTTCCGGCGTAAAGATACCGCTTTACAAATTCAGCGTATCACCGAAAGAACCGGGCAAAAAACAGAAAGTGCGGGCTGGCGTGATGAAAGGCGGCGGTGCAGTGTTTGAGGACGCTTTCATTGCAAGAATGAAAAGCGGACACACGGGCATTTTTGAGCGTATCACTTCAAAACGCTTCCCCATTGAAGAAAAGATGGGACTTTCAGCAGCGCAGATGGTGCAGCGGGAAACAATTGTTGACCAGCTGACGCAGGAAGCGCAAGAAAAGGTTGACGAACGCTTGAAACACGAAATTGACCGCATATTGAACGGATATGGAGGGTAGCGCATGACACCAATAATCTTGCTGGATGATTTACAGCAATTCATTGAGGAAAACACGGCAGACATACTGCTTGAATGTAGAGTGCGGACGGGTCCGGCAACGGGAAAAGAGCGAGCGGCGAAAGTCTATAAAATGGGACTACCAGAAAAGGACGATACCACACAGCAGATACCATATATCTTGTTGAAAGTATTGACCGGGGCAGACGATAAGGAAGACAACAAGCCGAAGTCAAGCGAAGTAAAAGTGCGCATTATCATTGCGACATATTCCGCAGACGGAGAGCAGGGACCGCTTGCACTGCTAAACCTTATTTTGCGGATAAGGGAAAGACTGGAAAAGCAACACATTATTGGCGGCAGATTTTGCCTTGAATATCCGCTGGAATATATAGTGTACCAAGATACAGAACCGCCATATTATCTGGGAGAAATCATGACAAATTGGAGCATACCAACGATTGAAAGAGAGGTGCAAAAAACATGGCTGGAGTAAAAAAGACAACCACAGCAGCCGCAGAGGGCGCAGGAGCGGCAGAAGAAGCAAAGGTGGACAATTCCACCAATGAAACCGTAAATGCCGAAAATGGGGCAGCAGGAGCGGCAGAAAAGGCAAAGAAAGAGCCGGACACCGCAACGCTAATCTATATCGGACCGACACTGCCAAAGGGGATGTTGAAATGCAACAGTATATTCAACGGAACGGAAGCGGAGATTAAGGCGCATTTGAAGCCTATCATTGACAAATTCCCGCTTGTTGAAAAACTGCTTGTTTCAGCTGACGGACTGGCAGAGAAAAAAGACAGAGTGCAGACCAGCGGCAACATTCTGAATAAATACTATTCAGACCTTGTTTCTGCGGCGGCTGCAAGTTTAGCAAAGGAGGAATAAGAAAATGGCAGTAACACATGGAGTAAGCGGAAGCAAAAAGGCAACCAGCGTTTCAACGCCCGTTGTCGCTGCGTCTGGCGTTCATTTTGCCGTTGGTGCTGCCCCGGTGCAGATGATTAACGGCGGCAAGGTGAATGAAGTTATCATGGCGCAGAATTACGCAGAAGCAGTGCAGCAGCTGGGCTATTCTGACGATTGGAAGAAATATGGGCTATGTGAGGAAATCTATTCAGCTTTCCAGCTTTACACAGTAAGCCCCGTTTTCTTTGTCAATGTACTTGACCCGGCAAAGCATAAGACGGCGGTTGCAGCAGCGGATTTAACCCCGGCTGACAACCAGATTAAATTACCGCTTGAAGCAATCGCAAGCAGTGTGGTTGTAAAGGCAACCGCAGCCGCAGAAGCGGCAATGGTAGTGGGCGAAGATTACGAAGTTTTCTATGATGATACAAACTGCGTGATTGAGTTTACAACCACAAGAACTGCGGCTGCAAATGTGGCATACAACAAAGTTGACCCCACACAGATTACGGCTGCGGATATTATCGGCGGTTACAGTGTGGCTACACAGAAGACAACCGGGCTTGAACTGATTGACAGCGTATTTCCGAAATATAGCATTGTGCCGGACATTATCTTGTGTCCGAATTGGTCACAAAACAGCGAGGTTGCAGCAGTCATGGCGGCAAAAGCAGAGAATATCAATGGGCTTTTTGAAGCGGTTGCAATTCTGGATGTGGACACCACGGCAGAAACGGGAGTGACCCGTTATAGTGATGTACCCGCATGGAAGAAGCAGAAAAACTTCATGAAGTCAATGGAACTTGTCTGCTTTCCGAGGCTTGCGCTGGGCGAAAAGACATTTAACTTTTCGACACAGCTTGCGGGCAGCATGACCGCAACGGACAACAACGAGGATTTGGGCGGCGGCACACCTTGCGAGAGCGCAAGCAATAAGAGTTTGCAGGCTGACAGAATGGTGCTTGCGGATGGTAGCGAAGTTGTTATGGATTTGCAGAACGCAAATTATCTGAATGAAAACGGCGTTGTCACTGGCTTAAATTTCTATAACGGATTTGTAAGCTGGGGCAATTACACCGCTTGTTATCCGGCAAACACTGACCCGGCAGACTATTTCTATTGCATCAATAGAATGTTCCGCTGGGTGGCAAAGTCTTGTATTCTGTCATACTGGTCATACACAGACCGCAAGTTGACCCGCAGACTGATTGACGCAATTTTGCAGGGAATGAATGACTGGTTGAACGGACTGACCGCAGAAGAAAGAATACTGGGCGGCAGGGTGGAAATGAATGAGGATGAAAACACAACCACTGCTTTGATGGCTGGTCATGTTAAATTCCACATCTACATTACACCGCCAAGCCCGTTGCAGCAGCTTGAATTTGTGCTTGAATATGATTTGTCATATCTTGAAGCACTTCTGGCAGCGTAAAGGAGGGATTGAACAATGGCAAAGATTGATGAATTAGTTGTGAATTACGCCGTGTACGAAGACGCAACAGAGTACATGGGGACCACAGAAGCTACGCTGCCGGATTTGGAGTTTCTGACAGAGGAACTTTCCGGGGCGGGAATTGCAGGAAATGTGGAAGAAATCATTACCGGGCATTTATCGGCAATGTCAACCACGCTGAATTTCCGCACGGTAGGAAAAGGGGCGGTGAAGCTGCTTGAACCAAGGGTACACAAAATTGACTTGCGTGTTGCCCAGCAGCAAATGAACATGAGAACAAGCGAAACGGAAATTGCCAGCTTGAAGCACATTATGAAAGTGAAGCCCAAGAAAACCACACTGGGGAAAGTTGCGGCGGCTTCCACTGCGGATGTGTCCGGGGAATATGCAGTTTCTTACTATGCAATGTATATTGACGGTAAGAAAGTGACAGAGGTTGACCCGCTGAATTTCATTTGCATTATCAACGGTTTTGATTATCTCAAAGCTGTAAGAAAAGCACTGGGCAAATAATTTGCCCATTCCTTTTGGTCAAGGAAAGTAAGGATAATATATCACGGAATAGCATTGCCAGCGGGAAAGCCCGCTGGCGTTTTGCTATAAAACAAAAACATGGAGGAATAAGAAAATGACAGATACAACAAAGAACACCAACGCAACAGAGAACGCCGCAGCAGTAGAGGAAAAGGAAATGCAGGAAGCACAGAAAAGCGGCGTTGTGGATTTTTCACAGAAGAAAGAAGACAAGGAAAAGTCCGGGAATTATACACACACATTCAGCAAGCCCGTTGAAATCGAGGGCAAGCAGTACAAGACTTTGACATTTTACTTTGACAGCTTGACTGGTGAAGACATAGAAGCAGTGGAAGAAGAATTGCAGGACCAGAACAAATATGTTTTGACCCCGGAAATTTCTTCTGCGTTCCAGTCAACACTTGCTGCAAGGGCGGCGAAAGTCCCAGCTGATGAAATCAGACGGCTTCCCATCCGTGATTATATGCAGATTAAGAACAAGGCAAGAAATTTTTTAATAAATATGGGCTAACAAGAGCGAAAGCCCCGGACGGGTCAATCATTGAGATTAAAGACCCGGCAAATTTCTTGCGAAAGCAAATATACAAAATGTCAAGGGCTACACATACGCCTATACCGTTCTTTTTGAAAATGACAATCCGTGAACTTTACCGCTGGATTGACAGCGTAAACGAAGTGGAAGCGGAAGAAGCAGAGGAAAGAAAGAACGCTGGAAAGTAGGGAGGTGAAAACCGTTGGCAGGGTCACAGAAAGAATTTGAACTGCTTTTCAAGCTGAAAGCCACGCTGGGCGGTGACTTCAAAAACACCTTTAAGCAAGCCATTGACACCCAGAAGCAGTTGCAGAACAGCCTAAAAAATGTCAATTCCCTACAATCCAAAATAGACGGCTACAACAAGCAGTCTGCGGCGATTGATAAGAACAAAGAGAAGCTGGAAGCCCTAAACAAAGAGCATGACCGCTTGCAGCAGGAATTGAACGAAAGCGGCGAACCAACGGAAGCACTGCGCCGAAAGCTGGAAAAGAACGAAAGCCAGATACAACAGACCACTGCCAAGATTGAAGAACAAAAACAAGAACTGGAAAAATTAAGCGGTGAACTGAAAGAAGCCGGAGTGAATACGGACAATCTGACGGGCGAAAATGACCGCTTGCAGAAGTCCTATGACAAACTAAAGTCTTCACAAGAAACGCTGCGGCAGCTGGACGCAAAGCAACAGCAGATTTCCCAAAGCATAGGGCAGACCAAAACACAGCTTCTGGGAACGGTTGGAGTAATGACAGCCGTTGCAGCTGCGGTTTATGCAGGACCAATCAAGACATATCAAGATTTTGAAGCGGAAATGTCAACCGTTGCGGGTATCACACACGCAACCGGGGACGAACTGGAAGCATTAAAGAACGCAGCGAAGCAAGCCGGACAGACTACATGGGCAACAGCCACAGAGAGTGCGCAAGCCCTTGAATATATGTCACTTGCTGGCTGGACCAGTGAACAAAGCATTGGTGCGCTGAATGATATGCTGATGGCTGCTAAAATCAGCGGGCTTGATTTGGGAGCGTCAACAGACCTTGTGACCGACAGCATGAGCGCAATGGGTCTTTCAGTTGACCAGCTGGGGCATTATCTTGATGTAACAACAAAGGCAAACAATGTGGCAAACACCACTTCCAGTGACCTTATGGAAGCAATACTGGGGTGTGCTGGTGCTGCAAAGACTAACGGCATAAGCCTTGAAAGTCTATCAACGGCATTGTCCGTCTTTGCAAATAACGGTCTTAAAGGAACGCAAGCCGGAACGGCTATGAACTCAATACTTGTCCGCATGACTTCAAATGACAAGGCATTGACGGAAATGGCAAGGCTGGGCGTATCTGCGTTTGATGAACAAACCGGGTCTTTCCGTGACATGGGGGACATACTAAAAGACCTTGAAGCAAAGATGGTCACAATGACGGACGCAGAGCGTGACGCTTCATTGAAAGCCATTGCAGGAACTAACTATTATAGCCAGTTTGCATATTTGCTTGACAGCGTATCAGAAGCCGCCGAGGGAACGGCTGGCAGCTGGGATGTGCTGACAGATAAATTGAACAACGCTGACGGCGCAGCGGGCGAAATGTATGACACCATGATGAATAATTTATCTGGTGCAATGACAGAAGCCAAAAGCGCAATAGAAGCGGTGCAACTGGCACTGGGCGAAGCACTGACCCCGGCACTGACTGACGCAGTAAGGGCGGTAACGCCGTATATTCAGAAAGTAGCAACTTTCATTTCAGACCATAAAGAACTTGTCGCAACGGTAGCAAAGGTTGTGGCGGTGCTTGCGGCAGCACGGGTTGGCTTTTTAGGATTGAAGCTGGCAGGACTGACCGGGGAAAGCGGCATTATCAGCATAATGCAAAAGCTGGTAGGGCTGCGGGCTGGAATGATTGAAAACGCAGCAACAAGCGTTTCATTTGCAACAAAGTTGTCCGGCGCAGGAAAAGGGCTGCTTTCCTATTTTGGCAATGTAGGAAGCGCACTGGGCGGCGTTGGTACGGCAATAGGTAAAGTATTCAGCGGAAACGCACTGACTGGCAAGGTTGGGGCGTTTTTGGGTGGCATAAGAACACAGATACTGGGCGGCATATCCGGGCTTGCAGGAAAAGCAGCAGGGGCGTTGACCGGGGCTGGTTCAAAAATGCTGGGATTTATTTTGACCCCATTTAGAGCAATCGGCGGCAGACTGGGCGGCTTGCTGTCTGGCGTAGGAAGCGTGATTGCAAATAGTCCGATAGGGCGCATAGGGTCATTTATTACGGGCGGCATATCAAAGGCAGTAGGCGGCATAGGCAGCCTATTTGCACCGATAGGAAACGCCGTCAAAACGATACTGGGACCGATAGGCAACCTTGCAAAAACGGCACTGGGACCGCTGGGAGGTATAGCGGGAAAAGTGCTGCCGATTGTCGGAATTGTCACAGCGGTTATAACTGTATTCAAGATGTTAAAAGACCACTTGCAGGAAGTGCGGGACTTCATACAACGCACTTTTGGTGATGAAGCACTGGCGGTCTTTGACAAAATAGTTGCAGTGATAACGAATGTGGGCGAAACCATAAAGGGCATTTTTAGTGATGGCAACATAGGCGCAGCCCGTGACAAGATACAAGAGATTTTCGGAGATAAGGGCGCAACGGTCTTTGACAAGCTGGTTGGCATACTGCGCAATGTGATTTCCGTTGTGCAATCAATAGTGAATTTCTTAATGGCAAATGTTGTCCCGGTCATGGAACAAATATTTACTGTCATTATCACACAGATTGTACCCGGCATTATTTCATTTGTGCAAGCAGCAGCACCCGTGATAATGGATATAGTGGGGCAGATTGTTGATTTCATTGCAGCACTAATGCCAGTGATTGCGGACGCAATAGCAGCACTAATGCCGATTATCAGCGACATTATAACTTTTATATCAACCTATGTACTGCCGATTATTTCAGAGGTATTCACATTCATTACATCAACGGTGCTGCCTATCATTTCACAGATGATACAAGCATTGTTGCCAGTCATTCAGAATGTGTTGACCACTTTAATTCCGGCGATACAAACGGCGGTTACAACAATTTGGAATGTTGTGCAGCCTATCATTGCAGGAATACTGGCAGCAGTACAAGCAGCAATGCCAACCATACAAGCAGTGGTCACAACCGTTGTAACAGCCATTGGCGGCGTGATAAACGGACTTGCAACCGTGCTGAATGGCATTATCACATTCATTACGGGCGTATTTACCGGGAATTGGTCGCAAGCATGGGAGGGCATAAAGTCAATCTTTTCTGGAGCATTTGAAGCAATAAAGAGCATAGCCAAAGGCGTTATGAATGGCATTATTGACATTATAAACGGCGCAATAGGCGGCTTGAATAAACTGCAAATACCAGACTGGGTTCCCGGCGTAGGCGGTAAAGGTATCAACATTCCATTGATACCGAAACTTGCAAAAGGTTCAACCTACACCCCGGACACTTTCATTGCCGGAGAAGCGGGACCCGAACTTATAACCAACGCACCGGGGCGCACCGTGTTTACTGCAAGCCAGACCAAAGACATTATGGCGGCGCAGGGGGCGGCAGCGGCAGCAGTGCAAGCAGCACCAACAGTGCAGGGCGCAGCTGCAATGGCAAGCACCGTGAACGCAGCACCAATAGTGGCAGCAGGAGCGGGCAA